TTCGACAGTTTTACCATCATTAATGAAAGCAGGGGGAAAAGCAACATGGTGGAATTCAATGACTGGATCAAATAATTATTATGACATTTTAGATGTAACATATGACGTGTATGACGTTACACCACCATTAAATAACTATTTTAATTATAATCAATATTATTTACCTAAAAAACAATATTAAGCTATGCCGGATTTAAATTGGTCGAAAAATGCAGTTGCTGCAATTGGTCCTTCTGGGCAAAGTAATTATACTGATGCTAGAGAAGCAGAAGAATCTAATACTAGTACAGTTAATACAACAGCTACTAATCCAGTAGCTTGTGGTACTATTAGAAGTTCAGGTAGGGGTAGTGCTTCTTTTGGATTTAGAAGATCATATTATGGTTTTGATTTTACAGGATATACTACAGGAACAATTTCAAATTTAGCACTTCATTATAAACCAACAACTCAATCAACCGGAACTTTAAGTGTTAGATTAGCACAATTTACTGGGTTTGGTGAAGAAGTTGGTTCTAATTATACTGATAATAATTGGTGGTCTGACATTGCAGATCCTTTAGTACCTTATAGTAATTCTTTTAATTCAGCAGATAATAACACAGCTGCTGATGTTTCTTTAAATTCTACAGCAGAAACCGATGCTAAAGCTGATGGGTTCTTAAAATTAGTTTTAATGAATAATGGAGATTATAATAATTTAAATGTAGCAGTTGATAATAATAATATAACAAATTGGGACCAATCAAGTAATAATACTTTTTTAAGATTTACTTATGTAGCACCTGGTTATGGTAATGCCGTTAATGCAGTTGCATCAGGTAATATTTCTAATATAATTACAGTTGCATCAGCTAATGTATCATCAGTAATAGGAGTAAGCTAACATTAAAAAATCTATATTATTAGAAATTTTCTAATATGTATAACAAAATAAAATCGAATGATTAAAGATAAAAGTAAAGTTTTAAAAAAAGAAGAAATTAGTAAAATTCAAGAATTACAAAGTAGATTAAAGAAGATTACAGAAGTTTCAGGAGTTGTAGAAGTACAAAATTATAACATACAATTAAAAAAAGAACAATTAAAATTAAGTTTACAGGGTTTACAACAAGAAGAAGCAGATTTAGCTAAAGAACTAGAAGATAAGTACGGACCAGGTACTATTTCTATAGAAACAGGCGAATTTTTACCAAGTAAATAAAATTTTGAAAAAATTTAGTATATTTATCATAAAATAATAATAAAATGGCAGAAACATTAATTTCCCCAGGAGTACTAGCAAGAGAAAACGATCAGTCTCAAGTAACTTCACAACCAATACAAGCAGGAGCTTGTATCGTTGGACCAACTGTTTTAGGTAGAGTAAACATTCCTAAACTAGTAACAACTTACTCAGAGTACTTAGCAAATTTTGGTAGTACATTTTCAAGTGGATCAGATACTTTTACGTATTTTACGTCAATATCGGCATATAACTATTTTAATAATGGTGGTACGTCTTTAATAGTAAATAGAGTAGCTTCAGGGTCATGGACTCCAGCAGTTACTACAACTGACCCAATTAGAAATAATGAAGAAAGTACAAAATTAACTCCAGCTCCTTTTAATTTTACAGGATCAGCAGGTATAACAGCTCGAGGTGGTACTGCTGGAGCATTTACTGGTGTTTTCATCAGAAAGAATGCTTCTGCAGCTAATTCAACTACTTCAGTCAATATGACAAGAGGAACTGCAATAGGAAAATTATTTAATGGAACAGGTAATTTAGTTGGTAATGCAACTTCTATAGCAAATAGATTTAATACAGGTACTAATCCTATAACTTGTCTTCCTGGACTTACTAAAACAGATGTTATACTTGTAGGTGGAAATAATGATGCTAGAGCTACTGTAAAAATTGGTGTAGAATTAGGTTCAACACAAAGAGGTACAATTACTGAATTACAAGTTACAAATCTAGGAACAAATTATACAAGCGGAACAGTATTAACAATTGGTGCAGGAGGATTAGGATCAGGAATGTTAAAGGTAGGAATGAATAGAACTGCAACATCTTCAAATACAGTAGGAACAGTTGCAGCAAATACTCAGGTAATGACTGATGGAACTCCAGGAGCTGGTACAAACACATTTGCAGTAACTGATGGAACAGCAGCTTCACAAGGAGAAGCAGGAGCTACATTATTAGCAACATTTAATAAAACAGCAGGAAAATTAATTACTTCAACTACAGGAGCTGTAAGTGGTGATGCCGCTACAGGTACTAGTAATTATGCACAAACTGCAGGTGTAACATTTAATATACCAACAGGAGCAGCTACAGGCGCTTCAGGTGGTCGTGTAACACTAGTTGTTGACGCAAATGGTACAGTAACAACTGCAACGTTTACTCAAACATCATTAGATGGTACAAATTCTGCACTATATGCAAATGGTAATTCAATTACCTTAACTGAAACTCAATTATTAGCTGGAGGTTTAATAAAATCTGGTGGATTTACAGGTGGGTCATTAGTGATTGCTGTAGTTGGAGCAACAAATATTTTAACAGAAATTGTAAGTATAACTCCAAATCCAGGATCAACAGTTAAAGAAGGATTTAAAGTAGGAAATATTATTACAATTCCCGATGGTAGTATAACAGGTTTAACTGGTGCTAACACGATATTTACTTTACAAGCAGCTGATGTAGAAGATTCTGGTGTTGCAACAGCAACAGCTTTAACAGTAAACGCAGCAAGTGCTCAAGATGCTGGTGATAATAACTTAACAATTGAACCAACTTCAATTACATTAAATACACAAGGTGCTAGTGATACGTTTGCAGTAAGTAATACTTTAAATATTCCAACTGGTGGGGATGGAACTACAGCAATTGGAGCTCCAGATACACCATTAGTAGTAACTTTACAAAATGCAGATATATTAGATGCAGAAGCATTTACACTAGAAACATTATCAGATGGAACTATAATGAATAGTGGAATAGCAACAGGAGCAAATGGAACATTAACGGCTGGTACTACAGATAATATTAGATGGGAAATACAAGCTACGGATGTAGCAACTGGAACATTTAGTTTAATAATTAGACAAGGTAATGATACAGCAACATCTAAAAGAATACTTGAAATATTCCCTAACGTATCATTAGATCCAAAACAATCTAACTATGTAGGTAGAATAGTTGGAGATATGAAAAAAGTATTTAATGGAGCAGGAACAACAGATCCTTATATAAGTACAGTTGGATCTTATCCAAATGCTTCAAGGTATGTAAGAGTAAGTAATGTAGCTTATAAAACACCAGATTATTTTGATAATAATGGAGCAGCTAATGCTACATTTGCTAGTTATCTACCAGATGTTGGAAGTGGATCATTTGCAGGAGCAGAAGGAGAATTATTCTCTAGAACAGGATTCCCTACTTATACTAGAGCTTTATATTATGACGCAATTTCAGATGCAAACACACAAGGTTTAACATCTACAGAAATGTCAGTGTATACAGACGCATTTAACTTACTAGCAAATAAAGATGATTATTCTTATAATATAATAACATCTCCTGGTTTATATTACGCATCTTCAATGATGGCAACTCCAATGAATGTTTTAGTACAAAATACAGCAACAAGAGGAGATGCTATAGCAATTTTAGATGTAGTTAATTACTCAGGAGGAACTGTAGTCACTGCAAAATCAGAAGCAGCAAAAATAGATAACTCATATGCCGCAACTTATTGGCCATGGGTACAATTAAGTGATCCAGATTCAAGTCAATTAGTGTGGACAGTACCATCATCGGTTATTCCGGGTGTATACGCGTTTAATGACCGAACAAGTGAAGCTTGGTTCGCTCCCGCTGGTATTAATAGAGGTGGCTTAAGTACGGTAGTACAGGCGCAAAGAAAATTAACTCAAACTAATAGAGATTCTTTATATACTGGAAAAGTTAATCCGATAGCTACATTCCCTGGAAAAGGAGTTGTAGTATTTGGTCAGAAAACATTACAATCTCAAGCAAGTGCTTTAGATAGAATAAATGTTAGAAGATTATTAATTGCATTAAAATCATTTATTGTACAAATTGCTGATAATTTAGTATTTGAACAAAATACAGCTGCTACAAGAAATAACTTTTTAAGTCAAGTTAATCCATATATGGAATCAGTACAACAAAGACAAGGTTTATATGCCTTTAAAGTAGTAATGGATTCTACTAATAATGGACCGGATGTAGTTGATAGAAACCAAATGGTAGGTGCAATTTATGTACAGCCAACTAAAACAGCTGAATTTATTTACCTAGATTTCAACATTTTACCAACTGGAGCAACATTTCCATCATAAAAAGTATAAAACATAATATGTATAATAAAATAAAACAATAATAAAATGGCAGTAGTAAATCCAAACCAAATGTTTTTCACAGCTTTTGAACCAAAAGTTGCCAATAGATTTATAATGTATGTAGATGGTATACCATCGTACATGATCAAAGAAGTAGGTGAAATCAAATTAGAGCAAGGTGAAATAGTATTAAATCACATTAATACTTATAGAAAAGTAAAAGGAAAAGCTAAGTGGGGTGACTTATCAATGACGTTGTATGACCCAATAACACCATCAGGAGCTCAAGCTACTATGGAGTGGGTTAGATTACACCATGAATCAGTTACTGGTAGAGATGGTTACTCAGATTTCTATAAAAAAGATGTAACAATTAATGTATTAGGTCCTGTAGGAGACGTAGTTTCTGAATGGATTATAAAAGGTGCATTTATAAAAGATGCAACCTTTAAAGGGTACAATTGGGATACTGAAGCGGAAGCTCAAGATATCGCATTGACTTTAGGAATGGATTACTGTGTATTAAATTTCTAAAAAGAAATTACATAATTTTAAGAATAGCTTGGCTTCGGCCAAGCTTTTTTTTATATTATATATGTATACATGAAATTAAGTTATAACAAATAAAAGATATGAGCGAATCAAAATTAAAATTCCCAACGGAAATAGTAGAACTTCCATCTAATGGAATAGTTTACCCCAAAGACAACCCATTATCATCTGGAAAAGTAGAAATGAAATATATGACTGCTAGAGAAGAAGATATTCTTACAAACCAATCATATATTCAAAAAGGCACAGTATTAGATAAATTATTAGAATCTTTAATAGTATCTGAATGTAATTATAAGGATCTAATAGTAGGTGATAAAAATGCATTATTAATCTCTGCTAGAATATTAGGTTATGGTAATGATTATGAGTTTACTTGGAGAAATGAACAAGTAAAAATAGATCTATCACTTTTAGAAAATAAAAAATTCGATAAATCTTTATATGAGCAAGGAAAAAATGAATTTCCATTCACTTGTCCTAAATCAGGAACAATCCTTACATATAAATTAATAACTCACAATGATGAAGTAAAAATTGAAAATGAGTTAAAAGGTTTAAAGAAAATTAACCCAAAAACATCAGCTGATTTATCAACACGTCTCAAACACATGATAGTATCTGTGGATGGTTCAGATGATAAAAAAGATGTTAGGGAATTTGTAGATGGTTATTTTTTAGCTCAAGATTCTAGAGCTTTTAGAAACCATATTAAAAATTCTCAACCAGATGTTAACTTAAAAATCCCTGTAGAAACAGTAGAGGGTGGCGAAGAGGACATCACCATCCCTATTGGGCTTACGTTTTTTTGGCCTGACGCAGACTTATAGAATAAGTTTATTTTCTCAAATCCATGATATAGTATTTTATGGTAAAGGTGGTTATGATTGGCATACAATATATGATATGCCTATATGGTTACGTAATTTTACATTTCAAAGAATAAATGACCATTATCAAGAAGAAAACAAACAAGCTAAAAAAGCTCAAGGTCAAAGTAGTAATAGTAAATCTATAACTACTGATGGTAAAGTAACATCCCCTGAGTTTCTTAAACACGCAAAACAACCAACTACAAGTTATTCAACAAAGGCATCTAGAAAATAGATGCTTTTGATATTTATAACAAAATAATCCTATATGGGAGCCGGAGATGAGATAAAAAAAGCAAAAAATGAACAGAAGCAATGGAATGCTGCTGCTAAAGAAGGTCTAAGTACATTTAGGGATTATGAAGAAATTCTTGGTAGTATATCTGGTGAATTAGGAAGACAAAAATCCTTAACATCCCAAGCTAGAAAAGAATATGACTCTTTAGTTAGTATATCTAAACAATTAGCTCAACAAGAGGAAGATTTAACACGTCTTGGTGATAAACAATTAAATGATCTAGGAAAAAAAGCATTAATAAATCTTGCAGAATTAAAAGTACTTAGCGCAAAAGTAACATATTCTGAAAATATGTCAGATGCCGAAATTGCTTTATTAAGTGCTAAAGAAAATAATTTTAAAATTGAAGAAGATGCAGTAAAGAAAATCCAAGAGCAAATAGCACTTCGTGCAAAATCAAATGAATTACTAGGAGTAGCTGGTGGATTACTTAAGGGATTAAATTCTATAGCAGGACCCTTTGCAAAAGCTTTAAAACTTGATCAGGTTGAAAAAGATATGGAAAAAGTTGCTGATCAAGTTGCTGCAACTGGTGAAGGATTTGGTAAAATGAAAGTATTAGCAGCTGGTGCTGGGTCAGCTATTAAAAATGCTTTTGCTACTCTAACAGACCCAGGGGTTATATTAGCAGCTATTGGTGCCCAATTTATAAAAATTTCAAAAGCCCAAAGAGAATTTAGAAAAGTAACTGGGCAAAACGCAAAAACTTTTAGAACTATTAATAGCAGTTTAACATCTACAACTCAGCTTGTAGGTGCAGCAACGGCATTAAGTAAAGAATTAGGTGTAAATGCCAGTGTTGTTTTTACTAATGAGACTATTACTGAAGTAGCTGAATTAACAGAGTTTATGGGTATGGGAGCTCATGAAGCAGCCCAATTAGCTAAATTTGCAAAACTAAGTGGTCAAGAGTTATCAACAGTTACAAAAGAAATGGAATCAAGTTTTAAATCTTTTGTTGCAACTAATAGAGTAGGAATTAATTTTAGTGATGTAATGAATGATGTAGGAAGTGTTTCTGCTGAAGTTTCATTATCGTTAGGAAGTAACCCAGGAAAAATTCAAGCAGCTGCTATGGAAGCTAGGAAATTAGGATTATCTTTACAACAAATAGACGATATAGCTGGTTCATTATTAGATTTTGAAACATCCATAGCAGCTGAAATGGAAGCTGAAATGATGACTGGTCAACAGATAAATTTAGATAAAGCCAGACAATTAGCGTTAAATAATGATTTAGAAGGAGTAGCTAAAGAAATAGGTAAAAATCAAGGTGTATTACAAGCATTTGCTGGTAAGAATAGACTAGCACAAGATGCAATAGCTAAATCCATGGGTATGTCTAGGAAAGATATGGCCAAAATGATTTATCAACAAAAAATAGCAGGTAATTTATCACAACAACAAGCAGCAGATGCAGCTAATATATCCTTAGAAGAGGCAAAAAGATTATCAGCACAAGAGTCAATAGCACTTGCTCTTGAAAAAGTAGCTCAAGCAGCTGCTAATGTATTAAATTTTTTCGCACCAATATTATCTAATACACTTGTTTTATCTGCAACTTTACTTTCTATTGTTGCTATTATAGGTGTTAAAATGGTTAAAGGTCTTAGATCATCTATTGCAGAAATGAAAACATTAGGGGCAGAAGCATTAAAATTTTTAAAAACTAGCGGACTTATTGAAAAAGCAAAAGGCTTGTTTGGGGTAAAGCCTAAACAAAGTGGTATTCCATTTATGAGTGCTATGAATAAGGCAGTACCTACAGGACCAATAGGACCTATAAATAAAGCTGGAGGAGCAATTGGGGGAGTAGCAGATAGTACAAAAGGTATAAAAAAAGGATCAGGGGAAATTATTAAAGGTTTTCTTACAGGAATTGGGAATGGATTAGCTGCATTAGGTAATGCTATGAAATCATTAGGACCAACAGGGTTAGGTTATTTAGCAGCTGGTATGGCAATATTTACATTATCTATAATGGGTCTTGGAGCTGCTCTTGGGTTTGCTGCTCCTGGAATAAAAGCTTTTGGAACTGTAATAACATCAATTTTTGGAGGAGTAGCTACTGTAATAACAGCAGTAGCTGATGGGTTAGTTAAAATTATGAATGCAGTTACAATGGATAATATTAAACCTTTATTATTATTAGGAGCAGCATTTGTAGGAATTAGTGCAGGGCTTGGATTAATGGCTATAGCAGGATTAGGTGCTTTACCAATTTTGGGTGCTATAGGAGCTTTAGCTTTAGTAGCAGCTCCATTATTAGGATTAGCTACACTATTTGGAGGAGGAGGAGGAGATGATAAAGATGATGGTAATAACGAAATAATAAAAAAATTAGACGAAATTATAACCTTAATAGCAGCTGGAGGAGATGTTCTAATAGACGGTAATAAAGCAGGTCAACTTATTAATCTAGCAGGTAATGGAATGGGAAGATAATTAGTTATCTTTTATTAATATGTATAACAAAATAACAAAACATTAAAATTATGTCACAATCATTAAAAAATAAATTTGAATCAAATGGATCTAGATTAGGATACCCAAATAACCCAGTAGAACCAGTAAGACAACTTTCAGGACCTAGTGCTGAAGATATGGCTTCTACATTACATGATTTGTATTCATATGATGGTAATCCAATAGCTCCAACACCAACTTATTCAAACACAGGTAAACCTAATAGATACCCTGGAACTATAGCACCAACACAACTACAGGCTTTTACAGGACCACAAAATAATTTAGCAGCAGGAGCTGGATTTAGAACTTATAATAATCGAGAAACTTATGATAGTTTTATATTAGGTCAAGGTGTAGAAGATAGACTTACAGGTAGAGGTGATACTTTTTTAAGATAGTCAAACATTAAATAACATCCATAGATGATACTTAGTTCAACTACAAGATTAAATAAATTAAAATTTAAAACACAAGTAGGTGGTGATAGGTGGAGTGGAGGTAAAAGTGGCCAACCTTATATAATAAAACCTATACCAGGGGTTGAGTATAACAACTCAAATCAAACTTTTGCATCTCAACTTGATGATACCCCCCTACAATCAAGTGGAGTAGATTTTTTATTAAGAGGTGGATTAGATTCAGAAAGGGCAGCAACAGATGATGTTAGTAGGTTAACACAAATGTTATTTGATACAAATTCCCCAAATGGTTTTGAATTTATAGCTAAACAAAATGTATTATCACGTAATAGTGTAAAAACAGAATCTACTTTTGGTACAGGATATGCTTGGGGAGGCCTTAATCAAGGTTTATATTTACCTTTTAACACACTTATACAAACAGGTTTAGCCCCAATTGCTACAGGTGCTACAAATTTATTTGGAGTAAATCCTATTACAGATAATACTGCATTAAATATAAATACTGGTGTAGTTACACAACAAGGTAGTGGTGGCTTAAATGGTTATTTTGGGGTAATTAATGCTCAAAATAATGTTAATCAAGGGGGAGAAAATGTTAATAGATTAACTAGAATATTAGATGCATCTATTACTAATAAACCCTCAAAAACAGCAAGTGGAAATATTGATTTAGTTCCAGATGAATCTATTATATTAAGATATGGTGGAGGGCCTAAATCTATACTAGGAATAGGTAAAACTAATATTCCATTTGTTGATGGCCTTCAAAGAACAGGAAGAAAAAACGTAAAATTATCTCCAGGAACTAATTTTTACAAATTAATTCCAGATTCAGATGAAAGCCTTTCTCCTTTTAGTGAAAAATATAACCCTGGAGCAGGTTCTTATAGTGTCTTTAAAAGACCATCTACAACAGATACAAATTTTGATCAAAATGCTGCAATTGGAGCTTCTTCTGAATATTCTATAGGAATAAATAAATATGCAAATAGATTTTCTAATAGTACTTTAAGTGGATTTACAGGTAAAATAGATAATGATCCAGCATCTCCAACTTACGGACAAGTAACAAAAGATACTGGTACTGTAAATTCCCAAGATTTAAATGAGCCAAATAGAGTTGGTTCCCCTAATACATCTGTAGCAAGTAATAATGAAGTAGTAAATAAAGGTATTTTAGATACAAAAGGTCCTACTAATTTTTCTCTTTTAAATATAGCATCACCTGTAATTTCTGAAGGAGTATATGGAGGTTTAGGAGAACCAATACCAGTTTCACAAATATCAAAAGGAAATTTATTTATATCAGGAGTTAGTGATACGTTTGCAGGTATAACACCTTTTAATGCCAAGGATGATTTAATGGAAGGTTTACTTGTAACATTAGGAAGCAAGGAATACGGCACACAGCCAGGAGGTAATTTATACAGTTTTAATCCTAGTGTATATGACCCTGCTGCTAATCATTTGTTAATAAATGATGATGTTGTTACACAAGAAAATGGAACAGCTGTAATGACTCAATTACAAATAGAGGCCAGAAGAGATGTTGGGGTTACAGCACCAGCAAATCCATCAGATTTTAGAAAAAATACTAGTAAAGGAGAATTTTCTACTAATCAACAGATGCTTAATAAATTAAAAACATCTAAAGTATTATCATTAGCCCCAGACTATGTAGATCAAACTCAAAATTCAAGAATTAGCCAAGGAGACCCAGGACAATATGCTGGTCAAAGAATTAATGATGAATCAACTACTGGAGTTAAAAATGTTATAGATTATAGTGTAGATGCTTCAACTTTAGTAGCATTAGATAAAATAAACGCTCAACCTTTATACAATGCTTCACAGGTTAATAAAAATTTAGCTACTACTGACTCTTGTAATTTTAATATAGCTATTATAAATAACAATAACTCAGGAGCTACTAGTACTTACATTCATTTTAGAGCATTTATAGATGAATTTAATGATAATTATACAGCAAAATGGGATTCAGTTCAATATATAGGTAGAGGAGAAGAATTCCATAATTATAAAGGATTTGGAAGAGAAATTTCAATGGGGTGGACAGTTTATGCACAATCAAAAGCTGAATTAATGCCTATGTATCAAAAATTAAATTACTTAGCATCAACTCTTGCACCTGATTATACTCGTGCTGGGTTTATGAGAGGAAATATAGCAAAATTAACTATGGGGGGCTATTTATATAATCAACCTGGCATTATAAAAAGTATAAGCTATGGAATACCTGAAGAATCTCCTTGGGAAATAGCAATTGGTGTTGATGGTAAAGAAGACAGTTCAGTTAAACAATTACCACATATGATAAAAGTAACAGGATTTACATTTATTCCAATACAAGATTTTGTTCCTGCAAAAGCAAATAGCCTAACTAACCCAACACAGAAATTTATATCATTAGCTAGTGCAACAGGAAAAACAAATTATAAAAAATACCAACAATATAATGCAAATGGTGGTGTTTTACAAGCAAATCAGTAATAACTTATGAATAGATACGAAACTATAAAAGAATTAAAAAACGAAAATCCCTTTACAGGAACTATAGGAGATGAATATTATACAACTGTATCTTATCCTGAGGTTGGAGCTAGTGAAAGGGATATTTATATTGAGTCTGAATTTGGTGATAGATTAGATTTACTGGCATTTCAATTTTATGGGGATGTAACTTTATATTGGATAATAGCGATAAGAAACCCCGATAAAGTAAATTTTGGTTCTCTTTATTTAACCCCAGGTTCACAACTAGCTATTCCTCAAAATGTTAGTGGGATAGTAGATAGTTATAGAAATTTAAATGAATAACAAAAATGGGAAATATATTAGGAGCACCTTTTACAAAGTTTGTTACAGATCAAATAAATCGTAGACAAGAAAATCTAGGAAAAGGAAGTGAAGGGTCAGGAGTATTAAAAGATACTAAAGATATATTATTTCAACAATCAAAAACCCCTTGGCTTAGATTAGCAAGTTCCGTTAATATATCTGGAAGTAAAAGATATCCTAAAGCATTAAAACAACTTTTAAGCCTTGGATTTAAAAGAGGAGACATAATAGGTAATAAATTATCTAAAAATTGTGTACTACAGGGAGGAGCAACATCTTACGATAAATCATACGGAAAAAAAGATAGAACAGGTAGTGCCTGGAATAAATTGTATGATATGATGACTTTTAAAGACCCAGGAGATAAGGATGAATCTCCTCAGCAAAATTCAGGTGGAGATTTTGGAACAAATTTTGAAGGGGCTTATGGTTGGGGAGGTACTTCAGAAAGAGGTTTAGTTCCAATGCCTGGAATTACTGGAGCAAATATAAAATATATAAATAATGGTGCTTTATCAAAAACAGAAATTACTTTAAAATGTTATAGTAAAGCTCAATTAGCGGTAATAGATATGTTATATATGCGCCCTGGATATACTTTACTTTTAGAGTTTGGGTGGAGTGTTTATTTAGATAATGATGGAAATATACAACAATATGATGATTATAATTCATCTCCAATGCGTTATATATTTGGTAGTAATAATGGAAAGTTTAATCAATATAAATTAACAAAAAAAATAAGAGAAGAAAGAAAAAAAATGTTTGGTAATTATGAAGGTGTATTTGGTAAAGTATCCAACTTTAAGTGGACCCTTAATAATGATGGAAGTTATACTTGTATAGTTACTTTAACTGGGATGGGTGATATGTTAGAATCTCTTAAAATGAATGTTTCTTTAAAAAAGAAAATTGAATTATCTTCAGAAGATGAACCTTCTGATGATGAAACCGTGCCTCTAATAGCGAATGCTACAAAAACCTCTTTAAACCAATTTTTATTTTCAGTATATGATAGTAGCTATTCCTGGATTAATACCCCTGATATAAAAATTCTTACTAAAAAAATTAAAAACTTTGCTTTACCTTCATCAGATTATACAAAAACAAGGACTATTAGGATTAAAAATGCTCAACTTATAGTTGATGTTAATTCTACAGATGATGGTGATGATGCTAATAATGCTTCATCCCCTCAAGTATATATAACTTTTGGTTATTTTATTGCTTGGATACAACAAAATCTCCTTTTAAAAAGTAATAAAGAAGTACCTACTTGTGCTTTTGATATGGATTTTGAATCATTACATACTGATGACAATTTTATGTTATCTCCTTTAGGGCAATTTTCTCCAAATCCTCTAATTTGTATGATTCCATTTTCTCAACCTAAATTAGATCAAAGCCAATTAAGTAATTGGGAAGTAGTTAAAGATTATGTAGATTTCTGGGAGTGGTTTGGTTCAGATATTGAATTACCTAATACAAAATTAAACAATCAAATTGGGAAAAAAATGGGTACCAGATTTCAATATGATTCTAATAATGGAAGGTTATCACAAGTTTATTTAAGTATAAACCATCTAGCAAAAGTTTTAGATGAAATGCCTATAGATGAAGATAATACTATATCTTTAAATGATTATTTAGTTCAAGTATTAGCAGATATGCAAGGTGCTTTAGGAGGAATTAATGAGATTACCCTAAAATTAAGTGATGATGGAACTTTAATTCGCTTTATAGAAAATTCACCAAATAAATTTATTAAAAGACCTAAAGCTCTTACAGAAGATGTAGATGGGAATACATTATTACCTTGTAAGTTTGTTTCTTATGGGTTTAATAATGAAGGATTAGGAACTATAATGAAAAACTTAACTATTAATGGTAGTATACCTTCTAATTATTCAACTTTAATTACAATTGGTGCTCAAACTAATGGTAATCAAGTTGCAGGTAATGCTACTACTTTTTCAAATTATAATGAAGGTTTAATAGATAGAATAATACCAGAAAGAAAAAATGAAGAAGGAGTCCCTAAAGAAAATGATGGAGAAGGTGAAGAAGCACAAAATCAAACTCAATTAATAAAAGACATAATTAATAAAATGACATATGGTGGGTTTTGGAAAGGTTTTGTAGGTGGTGTTGGTGGTGCATGGAAAGATGTTATGAACGACTTAGATTTTCTATCAGATGATATTAATAATTTATCATCTTTACATACTCAATACATACATGCTTTACTCGGATTATACTCTTCAATTTCTAAACAATCTGCAGCTCCTTTTTTCTTACCATTTGAATTAAGTTTTGATATGGATGGTATATCTGGTATATATCTCCACCAAAAATTTTCATTAGATAATAAAATACTCCCTCCAGTATATAATGAGGTAGATATGGAAATTTTAGTAAAAGGAGTAGATCATGAAATAACTCCATCATCATGGACAACTAAAATAGTAACTCAGTCAGTACCAGCAAAAGCAGCTGTTGCAAAAAAGAAAAAGTATAATCTTGTTCAATCTGGATAGAAGATATGAAAATAAAACAAAGACAAATATTAGTAGGCCAACGTTTACCTAAACCACCATCACCTCTCCCACCAAATGAAGAGTTGTTAAGAATAAGGTTAAATAGAATAATGGATGATGGTACCCAAACATTAGGGATAATGGATATTTTAAATAAGGAGGGATCAATTTTATATTCATTAGCAACAACAGAATTACCATATAAAGGAAACCAAAATAAAGTTAGTTGCATTCCAACAGATAATTATAGAGTTATATCATATTGTACAGGAAAACATGGTAAGTGTTTTTGGTTAATAGGAAATGAACAGGGGGAATATATAAATAATAAAATAACTGGAAATGGATATACAAGAGGTTCTATATTAATTCATGCAGCTCCCAAAGCAACTAAAAATCTACAAGGTTGTATAGGTCCTGGATTAAAATTTAATTCTCAAACTAACCAAACAGGCATACAAAAAGGAACAGGACAATTTTATTTATCTCCTTCTAAAGAACAATCAACACAAGCATTAAATAAACTAATAAATACTTTATGGAATGTTGGATCTTTTAGGATGGAGATAAATAATATAGCTGGTTTTCCTCTTGGAGATGCTGATAGACAATCAATATCTGTTTTACCTACTTTTTTTGATCGTGATGTTCAACAAGCAGCAGTAGCTAAAAATTTATTACCTAACCCCTATATAGCACCTAAGTAAAAATTATGTACATACCAAAAAATAGAATAACAACTAATTTATATACTAGCGGAAATGAGTATAAAGATGTTCAAACTGGTGAACCCTACACAGGTTTTTATTGGACTATGTATAATGGTACTATTTTTACTGGTAAAAATCCAAATGAAAAACCATCAATAGAACTAATAAAAATAGTAGTTGTAGAAGAAATTGAAAGGTTAACAGAAGAAAACGAAAACTTTCAACAATACGCAGATAATTATGATTCGGAAGTAGTTCCGGGACAATATCAAAATATGGATGATATTACTACTTATAATACTTTAAGAGATACAGATATATCCCAAACACAATTAATTCCTCAACAATATTATCCTACCCCTACAGATGAAGAATACAAATTAGGTGTATTTCAAAGATACTTTGCAGTTAAGATTAATGAACCTATTTATGTTGAATTAAGTAAGGATGTATTTATTAAAATGAAAAATGGTAATCCTCAATATAATTATGAAGCATATACATTATTTGGTATGCCTTGGACTATAATAGGATTTGATAATGAAGTATTTCAAATTAATCAAAATCAAGTTATAATAGCTGAAAATAAAATATCTAGAAGGGGTTTACAAAAATTTTTAGGTAATGATTTTTTAAAGTTTTTAGCTCGTGATAGTGGAAAAATATTATATTCAAATGGAGAAGATGGGTTAGTTCTTCCTAATGGGAAAGCATATATTGGGGATTATCATGTAATGTTAGATGGAACTCCTATGACTGGAGCATCTCATGGAACAGGAAATAATATTGTATTAACAAGAATTTATAGTTAAGTTTGGATTTTAAATAAATTCATCGTATATTGAATCAAAATAAGAGTTATGTTTTGGTTAGTTGAAGATGATAAGCAGTTAGAAATATTTAAAAATTATGTTAGGGAAGAAGCTTTTGTTGAAATAATTCCATATAATAATTTAAAACATCCTACAAAAAGTGGAATTTGTGCTGTTTATATTCGCCCGTTAAATGCCGCAAAGGGGTTTATATTGACAAACGACCATAGCGAGACGTTAAACGTTGGTATAGACGCTATAAAATGCGTGTTAAAC